CATAGAGTATTCAAATTTGTTATGAGCGTATGAAATCATGCCAAACTGTTGATATTGTGGCATACCCTCATTTGAAACAATACGAATAGTTTTTTTCTTGTTATCGAATACTTCCATAAGTATTACAAAGCCTGTAACAAGTTTGCCTGCTTCGTGAGTTTTGTTAATAATCTTTAACAGCTCTTCAGCCATAACATCTGGAAGTTCTATAGATACTTTTTTAGATTTAGGTTTGCTCATATACCAAAAGCCTTTCCGTTAAGGTCACCTGCTTTAGTAAATGATACGTGAAGATGTGTTACATGTGGGTTAGAACCTTTATAGACGCGCCATTTCCAGTTTAATCTTGATGAAGCTATGCGCCCTTGATGAATAATGTAGCTGATGCGTTTATCACCATTTACGGCTTTTGCCTTAATTGTTTCAGCAAGACGCCATGACTCGCCATTAGATTTGTTTAAGTCTGCATCTATATCTATTGCACGAACCCAGCCATTAGCATCAGGGTTATGATCAGATTTACGTTTACTATGTGCTGTATCGCCAAGCCAACCGTCTGAGCGTTTGTCTCGTTTAGGGTATTTAAGATTTACTTCTTTACGAAGTTGTTCAGCTGCTTTACTTAGTTTTGGTTTTGGCATTAGGGTTCATTGCTCCCATTGCAGCAGCAACTATTGCACCTAATACGGCTCTGTAATCAAGGGCAAAGTCTGTTGCTTGCCAAGCTGCTAAAAAAGCAACTAAGGATAATAAAACGGCTTTGTGATTAAATGATTGCGTTGATTTCTTCATCTGTTAAACCTAATTTTTTGTACGCAGATATTTTTAATTCCTTTAGTTCTTCAAGCTGTTTAATTTTTAATTGTTCAATTTCGTTTTCGGCTTTTCTTTCAGCTATAAATGCTTCTTTATCAGCGCCAGTTAATTCGGTTATTATTCCATTATCTTGAACAAAGATTTTTTCAGATTTACTCATTGTATCCAAACACCGAAACCTTTCCAGTCATTGTTCCAGTTGATGGATAAATTGTAAATCCAGTCACATCAGTCATAGAAACATTTATAAATCCCATAAAAATACCAGCATATAAAGAACCTTCAAAAGCATTTCCTGTAATAATTCCTTGGGTTGCAACAGGTTTGTTAAAATCTAAAGAAACTGTTGCTTGTTGGCTTGTATCTAATCCTGTTAAAATACAAAAAGTTCCATTGTTTTCATTTGTATATAAAGCAAACGTAGTTTGGTATCTTGCATAACCAGCAGCGCCGTAATAACCTGTTGCTTTATCAGTAGTATTTTCTCTAAATCTAAATCTTAAATTTGCACCACCCACAGAACCCGTTGCACTTATTACAATTCTATATTTTGAATAAGATGCTGTTGTAAAATTAGAAACACTAACACTTGATTGAGCACTAAAACTTGTAGTGTTTAATAAAACTAAACCTGATTTGGCATCAACTTGTGTTGCAATATCTTTCATATCTTCCCAGCCGTCTTTAACAAGACCAGTAGCCTCAGGGTAAGGTATCGCCATTTTTGTAGTTGTTCCCATAGTTTCCTATCTTATCGTTTCACTAGGCTACGTCAAGCCATGTGTAGTCGTTGGCCAAATTCTGCCATTGAGTTGTAGGGTTGTAGTCTTCCCATTGAGTGTCGAGTGTTGAATAAACGCTGTTAGAAACTGACATAGTAAGTTCAAGATTTTTACGTCCAAGTGTCCAAGTCCAGCCTTCTGTGAATCCTTCAAAAGTCCCTGAAGGAAACAAACCAACAGGTAGATTAGTTAAAGCTATTAAAGAATCCATTGAAACAGCTAGTAAATCATCACGAACAGAATCAGACATATTGCTATTAGCTAGATTAAGTGATATGGATTCCATAGAAGCTCTAGGTGTTCCACGATAATTAACAAAGTTTTCAGCTTGTTCTTGAGCATCAGCAGACTCTGCAAGAATAGTGTCACGAATCAGTTCTAATAGCCCGTAGGAGTCAATAGAGGCATCATTTTGGGCAACATGTTCAGCAACAGGGTCACCATACCTAACTACTACAGAATTGCTAATATCAGCTGTTTGAAGCCTTGTTTGAAGTTCTGCATTAAGCAAGTCAGCATCTATAGATATAATGTTGGTTGAGTAATTATCTGTACGGCGTTCAGCGTCAGCATAACCAATTTCACCAGCTGTAGTTTCATACAAATAACCTAGACCAGAATTTGATGTTAAATCTGTTAAATCACTAGCTACAGCTAGTTCAGCATCTCTAGCTAAAACTTCGTAACGTCCAGCATCTATAGTTGTTAAACCTTGAACACCGTAAGTATCCCAAGTTTCTGTTCCTAAATCGTTCCAAGTAAAAGTGTTTGATAAATCTTCCCAAGCTGTAAAAAGTGTTTCTTGTAAAATACGTTCAATACGTTCTCCGTCTAATTCTTGAGGGTAAGCAACAGCACCAGCTGAACGTTTAACAAGTGTTGCTAAAGCACCAACAGCTTGAATTTGCATAACATTAGGTTGAGCATTAACACCAGCAGCAGCTATAGAATTATAGACTCCAGAAACTTCACCAGTAAAAAGTTTAACCCAAGAACCAGATGAATCTTTAACTTCAATTACTACAATATCAAGAAGGTTAATGTCTGGACTTGTGCCGTCAAGATTTAATAGTTCTATGTTGCAATAGCTTGGTTGTGTTGGTTCAAAGAAATCATTACGACCAAAAGTTATAGTGCCGTCATTAAGAATAGATGAAGTCTGTTCAACACCAGCAATAGTAACTTTATATTCTGGAGTGTAAATCGTCATAGTGGTACGCGAAGGGCTGATGCAGGTACTTTAACACCTGTTGTTTTAGATGCTGTGCCTAATACTTTTGTAACACTTCTTGCAACTCCTTGAGGGTCAATAGCACCAGTCACATTAACAACTACATTATTAACAGCATTACCAACAGCTGCAGAAGGTTTAGAAATAAACTCTGGAACAGTTAATCTAACATTTTGCTGTGATTCAGAAAACGCTCTAGATAATTCTACAAGTCTTGTAAAAGGTGCAATTAAAGTATTTATCAATTCAACTAATTTAGTCAAACCAGATATAAGCTGACCTAAACCACCCTCAGCACTAGAAGTTCCAAGCAAAGCAGAATTCAATCTACCAAGTTCACCAGCAAGATTTTTAACAGAAACACCTAAACCAAAAGCACCAGAACCCTGAGTACCAATAGCATTATCTAAACCGTCATTAAATTCTTCTACACGACCTTTAGCATCACGTAAAGCATTTTTAACAGACTTAGGTGAACCACCTGAAAGACCAGCAATAAAATCTTGTAAAGCAGGAACAATAGACTTTTGAACAAAATTCACAAAGACTTCAAACAAAGGTAATAAAACAAAACCTAAATCTTCTTTTACTTTAGTTAAAGCTGTACTAATCTGTTGAACACGACCAGCATAAGTTTCAGCAGCTTTAGCAGCAGCACCCTCATATTGGTTAGATAAATCTTTAAGAATATCAGCAAAAGGTCTAGCAACTTCTTTAGTTTCAGTAATAGTCTTACCGACTTTTTTCTGTTTACCTTCAAATGCTTCAGCAGCATCACCAGCTCTAAGTTGAGCACGTTCTAAACTGTTTTGTGATTGAGCAACATCTAAAGCATCAGACTTAGAATTCTTTAATACTTTATTTAATCTTTCTTGTGCTGCCTGTAATCCAAGAGCAGCAGCTTTAGAAGATAATTCAGCTTTAGTTAAATCATCTTTAGAAACTTTAACTTTCTTAGTAGTTCTAATAGTTGTTTGTAATTCAATACCTAAATCTTTAAGACCTTTAACATTTCCGTCATATGCACGGGCTAAACTGTCAGCGACTTCTACAAGAGATTTACCTGTTCCAGCTGCAACATCTTGAGCAACTTTTTGAATTTCTTGGGCTTTAGTTAAATCTTTAACACTTCTAAGAATACGTTCAAAACTTGGTTTTAACTGGTCAGCATTAACACCTGCAGCATTTTCAGCTGCATCAAGATAATCAAATGTGGCTTTAGTTTGAGCATCAGTAGCATTAGTTAAATTTTTAATAGATTGTTCAAGAAGTGCGTCTTCTTTTTGTGCTTCAACAGCTGCTTTAACAGCTGAAACACCAATAGCAATAGCTGCTGTCCCTGCAGCCGTAGCGAGACCAATAAATGCTGCACCTGCAGCTTTAAGAGCTTTACCTAAATCATCACTAAACTTATCACTTGATTTTTTAGCATCATCAAGACCTTCAATAAAATCTTTAACATCAGCAAGCAGAGCTATCTTGAGACTTCTCATATCAGCCATTAAACAGCCCTACCTTTCCAAGCATTAGCAATTTTTTCGTAACCTTTAAGCCACTCTTGTACAATTATAGGCTGAAAACGTTCTAAAGCAATAAAAATAAAATAACCACGATTACCACGACCTTTGCGTTGGCTTCTTGGTGGAAATTGTTTATAGCCTTTATAGGTACCTGATTTACGTCTACGTTGAGCGTTCTGGTCTGAACCAAATTCTGAACCAAACAATAAATCACTACCTCTAGCACCTGAAGTAGTTACACGTTGTCTGCCACCTAAAGTAAAGTTAGGTGCTTTATCTCGTTTGTTTATTTTTAATGATTTCATTACAGCTGTAGCTTGAGCTGCATTAGGTGCATTAGCAGCATAAGAATCTACAAATCTTGCTGCACGTTCAGATAAATCTTGAGATATTTTACGCATATCATCTTGAGCTATCTTATCCATTTTAGTTAATGTGGCTAATAGTTTGCGTAATTCTTTATCATCAAGTTTAACTGAAATAGTATTCTTAGCCATTATTTTGTTCCCTCAACACATCTACAGCTGTAGCCCATATTTCGGGTTCTGCATTGAGCCAATAATCTGGTGTTAAACCTGTGGCTATCGCCAGTTCTACGGCTATACGCCCGACTGAACGGGCTTGGTAAAATTTGCTGTCTCAAAATCAACAGCTGCAATAGTGACGACTTGTTTCTTCCATGCTTCAAAGTTTTCAACTTTTGTAGTAACGCGTTGCTGGATTTTGTGAGCAAGAAATAAAAGAAGTGTATTACTTGGCATTTCTTCTTCTGTAAGAATCTTAATAATACTTTTACCATGATAAAGTTCTTTTTCTGCAAGTGAAAGTTCAACTGGACGTGTCCAATCTTCAAACTTCTCACCTGTTTCTAATTCCCAAGCTAATTTTAATTTAAGCATTTTAGTGCCCCTGTTCTTTTAGTTGTTACGCTGTTAAATCTTCAGTTGGTATGCCGACAACTTGTAATGAAACAGAACAAGTTTGAGCATCTGCACCTGAAGCACTTACTGGTGGATATTGTGGTAATACTGTACCAGTCAAAGAAACACCTGTAGTTAATGTTAAAACAAATGCAAGTGTTGTGTCTGGTGCTGATTCGGTTGCGTCCCAAAGAGCTTTGTATAAGCTGTCTGGTGATTTACCTGCGTCGTTTAAGAATTCAATATCCAAAGTGACGTTGCTGTCGATATACTTGTAGGCTTTTCCTGCAAGAGTATCAAAAGTTAATCTTTCTGTATCAAAGTTAATAGCAGAAGATAAAATTTGTTCACTATAGTTTTTTGTAGCAATAGTCAAAGTTAATTGACGACCACTTAAAACGGTTGTTGCCATTTTGTTACCTTTCTCAGCCTGTGTAGACCGTTGTTATTTGTATCTCAGAGCTTAATAGGTCTGTGCTATTTGTGGCTCTAATTCTTGGACTTGAAACAGATAAGACACTCCAGTTCGTTGGCAATAATGCACAAACGGCTTCTATATCATCTTCCAAGTTTGTTAAAGCTGAAGGATTAGAATATGTTGCTCCTACAACTTCTAAAGTTAATCGTACTCGCCAATTCTTATTGTTACCAATAACAACTGGTTCTAAATATGGGTCACCAGCAAGAATTAAAACAGCTGGTGGGATTATGACTTCTGGTACATGGTCATAGCATGAATACTTAGTATTATCTGTTAATGCTGTTTTAAGTCCAGAACGTAAAGTACTTAAAGCCACAATTAACCTACTTGACTATTAGAGTCAATATATTTACTAATTAAGCCAGTAACTTTGTAAAGTAATGTCCTACCCATACGATAAGGTGCTGGGGTGTAATCAAGGGCTTGCTGTGTTCCACCAGCAGCTAATCTGGATTGAAATACGTCTATAGCTATTTGTAAAACAGCTTCTTCAATAGAATCAACACCGTCATATTGTGATAAATCATTAGCTGCTGCTAATCCTGCTGGTATGTTATTCCACCAGTCATGTGTTGCTTCCATAGTTGATGAAACTGTAAAAGTGTATGGGTCAATAATTTTAAGAATAGTTTTTGAACCATTAACGTGGGCATGAACACCACTAATGGCTATTGTTTGTCCTTCATGAAATTTATGTGGCACATTTGTAACAAGAGTTGTTATATCTGTCGTGTCATCATGTTTATGTTTAATTATGTTTGATTTCCATTGAGTTAAGAAATCACCGATTGCATCTTCGGCTGTGTTTATTATGTCGTCAAGATTTGCGTCTGAATATAAAGAAACAGAAACACCAAGTACAGCTCTTAACTGACTGGCTGTTACAAGTACTGGCATTTTGTGTTCCTTTCTGTTTTAAGTGAGGCTACCGACAGGGGCGACAGTAGCCTCACATCTATTGACCTATCAGGTTAGGTTAAACCAGTTTGCACCTGCTGCAATTTTTGTAGCTAGTGCACCATAGCCGTAGTAATTAACGTCAATTTGACCTGTGTTAATTACATTTGTGCGTAGGCTTAAACGTGGGCTCTCATACCAAGTGTAGGCGTCAGGATTCACAACAGCCATTGAATAATCTGCTGTTCCTACTCCACCTGAACCTGTGAAATTACGAGATACGTATAAATCTAATCCAGCTACGCTTCCACGCAAAGATTGTGGGCTTACTGCGCCACCAGCGTTGCTTGGTTGTGATGCTGTGTAGATTGGGCGACCTGCGTCGTTGTAACCCATGATGTTACCCCATTGTTCTGGTGTAACGATAAGTGCGCGAGCAAATCCAAGAGAAGCTGAATAAACTGCTGCTGCTGCTGATGCAACATAAGCAATCAAACCTTCTTTATCATTGTCTTGTGCTGTTGCGTTAAGTGTTCCTGCTCCTTGCATAGCTGTTGCAACAAATGAATCAGTTGCTTTTGCATATGCGTATTCCATTTGACGAACTAATTCATCAAAAAATACTGGAGAACTTCTATCAAGAAGCTCTACACTCAAGGTCTGTTGTCCCCCAAATTTTTTCACACTCACAGACACAAAAGATGATGCTGTATCTGTTTCAGATAATGCTGAACCCTCTGATGCTTCAGCAACAGTTGGTGCAGTTGTAATTTTAGGGATTTCAAAAGACATACCTGCGTTTGGCAAAGTACCTTTTGAGATTGCATCAATAACACCACGGTCAGCATTTGCTACACCGTTAATTATTTCAGTTGATTGTGGAGTTGGAATAAAGGCTGCGTTGTTTCCAGTTGTATCTGCTGCCATTACATATTGACGTGAATCTTCGTTACCTAAAGCTGCTCTAATTGAGTGTTCTAGGTATGAGCCTTTAGATACGATTGGGCTTCTTGGTGCTGTAAAGATTGCAGGACGAACATTACGTTCTTGTGCTGCAGCTTCTACTACAGGAGTTGCTTCTGCAGCAACTTCTTCTTTAACTTCTGGGGTAACTTCGTTTGACACTAAAGTTTCCTCACTTTCTTTTGTTTGTTCAGATTCGCTTGCTGCGACATCTGTGATTTGGGCGTTTTCACCAAATGCAGGAAATGTGACATGTGAAACTTCTCTTAATGTAGCTTCATTAACAATTACTTGTTCACCTTTAGTGACGTAATCATCTATCATGGCTCCAATACTGAAACCAGTTCTTAAACCTTCTTGTGCTTCAGCTAATGCATCATCACCAGCATTGGTTCTTGCTACACGAAATGTTCCAATAATTCCTTCATTGGTTTCTTCGTATGATTTTAATTTTCCTATTGGTCTTGTCATATCATGTTCTGTGAATAATTTAATTCCGTCACCAATTTTTAGTGAACCAGCATTAAAAACAACATCACCCATGTTAGTGTGACCAACTTTATTAAAAGGCACTATTACACCTGTTAATTCTCTTTTTGAAGAATTAGCTGCAATAATGTCTGTAGAGAATTTAATATAATTATTCATTTATTAAATCTGATTCCCTTCTTGCTTCTTCAACTGACATAACTCCAAGTGGAATTAACTTGGTGTAAATATCAGCTTTTTCTATTTCACTTGGCATGTAAAATTCTTTTAAGTCGAATCTGACATAAGACCCACGTGGTGTTATATCCACGTCGGACAAACGACTTGTTATACAAGTCATAAGTGGTTTAAGTGAAAAATCTACTAATGCTCTGCGTTCTTGAATCGTGTTGGAATATGTCATTGACCCGCCAGCGTTTGCGCCTAAATACCACTCAGGAATATTTACAGCTCTCGCTATCTCTGAAGCCATGTACTGTCGTGCTTGGTTTAGCGTTAATTGTTCTGGGCTAAATCCTATGCTTTGAAAATCTATTGTGTCATTAACAAAGGCTGTGCCACGTGTGTTGCGTGCTTCTTTCCAAGAATTTAGGAGAGCTGTAACTCTTTCTGCTGGCATTGGCAAATTTGATTTTAATACTACGTTCGGTGTTGGTTCATCTGCAAATCGTTTAACAGCTTTTTCTAAAGCAAGAGCTGTTTGTATTGTTATGCCTGCACGATTTAATAATCCTTCATCATATCCTGTAAATGGAATTAAAGAACCTAAACCAGTATTAGGAACTTTTGAACCGTCTACAGAATAACCGACAACATTTATTCCTGCTGCATCTAAAGTTTTTGTTACACGACTTGATGAAATCCATTGTGCAGATAGTGGACGACCTTCTGCGTTTAATTCTAAAATTTGTAAATAACCATTACCAGTAAAAAGAATATCTTCAGCAAGAAATGTGTACACAGCTTGCCCGCTGATTCTTGGGTCTGGTTGTCTAATAAATGGTGGAGTTGCAACTCTTGAATTGTTTGATTCACGTCTCACTTCTAAAGGTAATGAACCGATAGTTGCGCAAATAATGTTTCTAGCTCTAGCTACAGCTGGAACTTTCATAGCGTCAGCTCTTGAAATAGTTGTTAAGCCAAAGTAATCAAATGGTTGAGCGTAGCCTTGATAATTGTATGGTGCTACAGCAGCATCAACTTTATTAACGTCATCTTGTGGTGTAACACCAAGTAAGTTTTGCCAGAAGCCCATAACTTCTAATTCTTTATCATATCGTTATCAAAGTCAAGCAACTATAATGTCTTGGTTTTGTCCACGCTGACCATATTCTTCAGCTTTGTGAATAGCCAGAATCATACTTATAGCTGCTGTTGCTTTCTTAGACCTAACCACATACCAAGACCCTGTTTCATTAACTTTCTTGGTGCATTTATTTACTGAGTCTGTTAGTTCAGGTTGATTAGCATGACTGATTCGATTTCCAGACATAGCAGCTAATGTTTCATCACATGCCTTAAAATAGTTTGACCCAAGTACCACATTTGCGTTTATTCCAGCTTGTCTAAGTTTTCCTACTACTGAATCGCATGTAAATCTGTTAGCTATGACTTCTTCAGCTTTATAATGTTTAGCCCACTCTGCTACTTTGCCAGCTATATGTAAATCATCTATAGGTTTATCTGATACTTGATATTCCATTAGCCCTACAGCTATGGTTTTGTCTTCTTGCATTTGTGAACCTGTTAATGCCCACATATCTCGTTCAGGGCTTATTTCTAATCCTAGCCATGTTGGTTTGTCAGGTTTGAGTGTTAAGTTTGGTTGTATTAGTTGATTAAATAATCCTTGTGGAAAACTTGAATTCATGGTTTCTACCCATTGAGATAATACTTCGGTCATGAAAATTTCTGGTGGTGAATTAAGACCAGCTTTAATGGATTCAACAGTTA